GATGCGTTGCTTAGAATATCGTGAAGGCCAGTTTTATCGATGGGTGGTTGGTTGTTATCAAGCACAGACCTTTTGCCTGACATAATTTCTTTTTGTGCTTTTGCAGATTCCGTGTACTGTTGTTTATCCCATTTAAACCTAAACTTTCCATCTTCATCTGGAGCATACCTTTCAAGATCATCAGTCAATTTAGCATTGGAAAAATGATGTGCTGAAGTTATAGGATTAGGGTCAACATTAAAGCGCTTAAGACCTGATAGAGGGTTGTCCTTCTTTTTCTTAACCATTATTTATCTCCAAGAAGGGCGAAGTGATTGAAGTTTGGCACGGCGTTCAGCGTCAATGTAGTTCTGATTAGGTTGATCCATAACCCGTGGGATTCCTTTAGGACCAACTTTTCCGTCATTTGTCAATTGTACAGGCACTGCTCCTGGAGGGGCAAACTTTTGACCCCGTGATTCATGGGCTATACCAGTCCAAAGATTGAACTCGTTAGGCCAGAGGTAGTCTCCTTGGTTAATGCGCTCACCTTTGTGTACACCACGAGAGTATTGACGAGCGTTATTTCGACTAAGCGTTCCAAGAATCTTGTCTTGTCGGCGGTTAGACGACATTGTTCCAAGGTATCCATCTGGATACGTTGTGTCTGCAATAGTCCGATACCCAGCAAGTTGGTAATCCTTGTTGTTACGGAAAACAGGAGCAGGGCCGAACTGATTCTGCGTAGCACCACCAGAGGCTTCAGATGGACCTTGCCAGTGGTTAAAAGAGGTCTGGGATGATCCAGCCATTATTTTCTATCTTGCTTAATCTTTAGTTTTACGCCACTCTTTTTACGAGAAACGCCGACATCAAAGCCATCCCCATCGTAAGAAACTTCTCCGTAAAGAGGGTTACCCCCAGCAGCCTTACTCTTGTCTCTTTTGTATGAAAAGTTACCAAACTGAAATTCATTAATCATAAATTACACAGTCCCGATGCTAGTAATAAACCCTCCAGCAGCACCTGCCGCAGATGTGATTGGGCGTGGGGCATCCTTCTTAGGGGCAGTTTTCTTTTTAACAGTCTTCTTTTTCTTAGCAGCCATTATTCGCCCTTTGGATAACCTTTATATTTGATGTACTCTTCGTGATTCCTTCTCATTTTGGCATCTTGTTGTTCTGCATGGTCAAACCAACCGCTAAACCCAAGGGGATAACCAGAAAGTCGCAAATCAGAAGTTTCGTTCAAACGGGCAGAACCTGCACCTGATGCAAAAGTATCGTTTCTCATACCTTTTGACATTGGTGGTTCTGAGTTAGAAAACGCATTTCGAGCATTACGAGCATTGTCACCATCATCTGGACTTGGCCCACCAGTCATGGTCATTTTGTTTACTGGTGGTTTCTTACCACCACCGCCAGCCATTGCTTCTGGGTATGTGTTTGCCATATGCTCTGAACGAGTAGGCAATGATGAAGGTGGGCGCATGATACCTTTAGGCATTATTCTTCTCCACGCAAAGATTTCTTAATTGATTGTTTTGCTTCACCCTCAGTAATTCCCCAGTTGGCTACTAAACGAGGATCAAGGTTGATACTCGTGCGCCTAATAGGGCGTTCCATACCGTACGGGTCAGCAAAGTCATCAGTAACTTTGTACTCCATTGGCCTGTGTGTAGCGTCCATCTGCTCACGGCGCTTACGACCCTGGTACTGGGTTTGATCTGGGGTATTAGGACGATTACGCATGTCTATGATTAGTAAGGCATATCCTTATCCATGTCAGCCCGCATTTTATTTTCCTTCTGACGGTATGCCTGCTCACCTTTAGCACCACCTTCAAGGTATGCCTTCTCACTTCTTTCTGGTTGCATGGCAAATGGGCCTGTTTGACTACGACCAACTGATTCGTTAGTCTTCATGCGGTCTGTTTCTTGCTTTTTAGCAACTTCAAAAGAGCCTGCTGCTGCTTTTGACTCAGCCATGACTTTAGGGTCATTTACCTTCTTCAAAGCCTTAGCAGTCTTCTTCTTATCCTTAAGAATTGCCTTACCTTCTGGAGAACCTGGTTCATGATAAGTGGTGTATTCAGCACCAATCTTTACACGCTTACGGTCTGTATCAGATTGAAGGATGCTTGGACCACCATTACCTGTAGAAGCAGCATCACGGTCTGCTCGGCGCTGGGTCATTGCCTGTGTAGTGTTTCCACTATCATCACGAACTGTATGGGTATCTGGCTTTGCGCCAACTCGTGGTTTAAGTTGACCACTATTTGCGTACGGAACAATACTGTTCACCTTGTCACGATTAAACCAGCCCATGTTTTACCTCACTACGGGTTTGAAGGAAATAGCGGAGATGTTCTCTCCATTCTCACCAATAATATCATCAAAGCCAATAACAAAAGAAAGGTCAATACCACGTGGGGCAACAAATCCCCGTGCAATGGCTGAGGCTTTAGCGGCTTGGTTTACTGCGCTTGCACCAATGGCACGAATCTTAGGCAATTGACCAGCCACGATAGAGCGAGCAAGGATAGAACCCACACTCTGGGGGTTGCTTGAGCCTGACACTTTCAGGACATCTTCAACTTTTGTATTCAATTCTTGGGACATATTGACTCCTAGTTAGGTAAACAGTTGTCCCAATAATATCATTTATGCGTAACCAGCATCTTTGAGCAACTTGAGCATGTCTTCTAACGGCATAATTGCGTACGATTCACCAATAGCGGCCGCACCTTTTCCTGGGCGCTTTACCACCAACAGGGGAACTCCTTTGGTCAATCTAGAGGCTTGTTCGACCGTGGCGTTCAACCATTCACTCAACTTAAATGACTTCTGATTTTTGCATTGGATAGCAAGTTCTTTAGCAGGTGTATCTCGATCCTGAACTACCCCGTGAATGTCTCCAGCATCATTCTCCCCAGCAAGGGCTGTACGGCGAGCATTACAAAAGTTTTGTTCCTTGAGGTAGTTAACAATAAGGGTTTCAAATGATGTTCCTTTTGCCTTGTTCTTATTTCCCATCTAGGTCTATCTCCAATTTTTGGTGTGTGGGTACAAACTTTTTATGCCGAATATCTGTGTTGACGAAGTTCCTTACCTGACATACCGATACGGCGTGACAGTTCACGGGAAACTACCTGAGCACCACGCTCGCAACGATCAAACACTGTCTCTACAAGTTTGCGGTAGGCACGTTTCTGGGTGTAGATCTCAGACTGGTCTTGGATCTTAGGGTCAATGTCTCGCTTGGCTTTAGCCACAGTAACCAAGTCACCCTTGGTCTTGTTACCCCACTGCTCAATCAAGATTGACGACTGTAGGTATTCAAGGATATTGCGCTCACGCTCCTCTGAAATCTCAGCCTGAACTAGTTGAGCCTTGGCGTAAATCAACCAGGCCATGAAGTCCGTGTACAACTCCATCAAATCGGAGTCACCAATATCGCTGATGTTACGAGGAAGTTCTGGGAGTGTTCCTCTTGGCTTTTCTGGTAACGGAAAGTTTTTCTGAAACAGTTCCATCTCTGGATTCATCTTCTAGTCTCCAACATGTGTTCTTATATGGACAAAACTTACAACCATTGCATGTGGGTTCTTCTGCCCACATTGGGCGCATCGGTGGAATATCTCCTTCTAATGCTGTCATAAGACGTTTACAGTTGTCAAGCATTGGTTGAACCAATTCAGGGGTAAACCCAACTACAAACTCTTTTACTTCTTGCGTAGGTTTCCACTCATACAAGAAAGTCATCTCATGTATACCAGTGCAATACATATATAGCAACCCTTGTCGAATGTGACTTGCAAAAGGTTGGCGAATCTTTTTCCATAGACCATCAAGTGTCAATTCACCCTTTTGGTATGCATTGTGGAGATCTGGGGCTTCAAAACGAACTGAACCAAGGCCAACAGATTTAATCTCAATTAAAGTACGACCTTTTTTATCATTGACAATACCGTCAGCATGACCAAGAATGTGGTGCTCTTCATTTCTAATTGGTACTTCACGATAGATAGGTTTAGGAGTGCCACATGACGGACATTTCTCTGGGCTTACTGCTTCCCACTTGTTATTGCAAATATCACTCTTACACTGCCACACACCTTCAAGTACCCCAGCGTTGTTTAGCCAGTCTTGCCATTTAGCGTGAATGTAGTGACCTTCAGCAAACACATTCAATCGCTGAAATGAAAAGTTGTCTGGGTCTTTAGGATGTTTCTTAATCGTGTACCAGTTAGAACGTGGACACCAGTCACGCTTTGCCAAATCACTTGGGTGAATGTGGTCTGTATCCCGTGTGGACTCTCGGACATTACGATCTTTTAAAATCTGCATTGCCACGGTTGGGAGTACCCGACCGTTCATAGTCAACAATTTCTTGTAATCATGCATCTCACTCATCAATCATCTCCAAGAAATCGTCTTCGGGAATAACAACATAGCGTCTTCCACCAATATCAAACTGAAGTACTGGAAGCCTGTTCTCAATGATTGCTCGTTCACGCAATTCAACGAGATCAAGTGCTTTGAGAGTTATCTGTGTTAACCCTGTCGTGAGTTTGTTTTCGATGAGGAAGTTTTCCGCACGAACATCATTTTTGCGAAGCCAACCAGCACCAGAGCGAGCATTACGAGATCCCTTATACGAATTAGCGGTTCGCTTCTCTTGTTTAGCAGACGCTTTATTAATCTTTCGTTTGTCATCGGCTGGATCTTTTCCTATGATTCTCACCGTGCAACACCGTAGTGTGCTTCAACTTTGGCAATCAAATCTTTCTGCATGTCAAGGTCTTCACGGAATGCGTCAAGCATCTTGTCTTTCCCTTGCCAGCGACCTTCGCCAAATGAGTAGTACGCACCAGCACGAGTAATAATGTCTACTGCAATACCGATGTTCAACATGTCCTTGAGTGTATCGTAATCACCCTTTTCAAATCCTTGTGTTTGGGCAAAATAGAAATCAATGACCGCACTTTGGTTAGGGCGATATGTCTTGTTCTTGAGTGTACGAGCCTTGATAGTTTGCCCTACTACTTCATCTTTTTCTTTTAACCACTCGTCACGCTTTACCTCAACACGGCAGAAGTATGCAAAGTTCTTTGCAAGCCCACCTGGAGTAGTGCGTGGGTCACCCCACATAACACCAATTTTTTGTCTCCACTGATTAATCATCAATCCAGTGCAGTTGCGTTCCTCAGTAATAAGTGAACGCTTCTGTGCTTCTGAAGACTTGCGAAAAAACTTAGAAGTAAGACGAGCACCAAGACCTACGGTGAACTCTTCCATCATCTTCTCGGACTCATCATCTGGAACAAGAGCAGGAAGGGAGTCAATAACGATCATGTCAACGGCACGATTAGCCATGACGTTGATTACTAAGTTGTACGCCTGCTCCATGATGTTTGTTTCAACAATCCACAAGCGGTCTAAGTCAACACCGATAGACTCTGCATAGTCTGGTACGAACTCTTCGGCAGCAATCCACAGACAAATAAAGTCTGGGTTAGTTGCTTGGTTAGTTGCAATGGTTTTAAACGCAAGTGCAGTCTTACCAGAAGACTCTTCACCAATGATTTCACTCCATTGGTTTACAGGCCAGCCACCACCAAGCATCAAGTCATATGACAAAATGCCCGTGGAAATACGCTCTAATTTGCCACGGGTTTCACTACCCTTAACAATTGTTCCTGCACCGTATTGTTTGTTAACCGAATTAATGATTGAAGACAGACTGTCCCAATTGTTTTCCACTTGTTCTCCTATACCCAGTTGCCTTGTTCACCTTGATCATACATGGAATTCCACCCACATTGGAAGCATCTTGGAGCAGGAACTTTTCCACCTGCTGATGCGTTTGCCCTACTAAATACATTGCTACTTCCACAGCGTGGACAAGACTGATTACCGTCTACACGATGTGCTTCTCCACCCTTCCATGAGCGAATAGCAGTACCCATATCTGTTTGACCATTAGGGTCAACCTGTTGGGCAACAGTTGTTTGATGCTGTAATGGTGACTGCATCACACGCTGTTGTGCTTGCTGTTGCAACGCAGGGAGGATTACACGCTCAGACGGTAAAGCCCTACGCTCTTCTTGGGGTGCATTGTTTAACTTTCTATCCCACCAACTACTCATTGTATTTCCTTAGTCTACAGGTAAGGTCAAAATAACCATTTCATTTTCTACAAGTTTTTGAATTAATGCCATTCCAAAAGATATAAGAACTGCTTTAGAGCCTTCTAAAGCCTCTGGGGTTGGCATATCTGTCATATCCATGTTAGAGGAAATGACTTCGGTAAACCAATCTACCGACTCAGATATTTCATCAAATATACCAAACTCATGAAGAAGTTCCCATTGATCATCAATAAGCCTACGTTCCATTTCCTGGACTTCTTCGGAAGGTGGGGTCATCCCCATGTTCTTAGCAAAGTCTTGACCAGATGGTGTTGAGAGCATTAAACAGAAATTTCTTTTATCTGCAAGGTAACTCATTTGCCTTTTGCCTCCGACCAGTTAGTTGCTGCATGACAGGACACTTTAAGTGTGACCCCCATAATACTCCTATCGTGGCCCATAGCATTTATCAAGGTGGACATTGCAGAGTTTTCATCTTCTTCTGGGGCAATTGCCACAAGTTCGTCATGAACCTGAACCAGCATTCGAGCGTTACTACCTACAAAAGCATTGTTTACGTCAATCATGGCTTGCTTACAGATGTCTGCGGCGCTACCTTGAATGATGGCGTTAATTGCTTGTCGCTGTGCTCGTGACTGTGTAAACGAGTCTTTAGATAGCAGTTCTGGAAGTCTGCGCCTGCGACCACTAATTGTAGATACATAGCCACTACGCACAGCCTTAGTGATAGCAATCTGTTTCCACCTAGTAAGTCCAGCAAAACTCTTGTAGTAATTATCAAGAATTGTCATAGCGTGTTCTTCCTCAATGCCTGTTTGTAGGGCAAGTTTCTTATGACCACCACCGTATGCGGTGAGGAAGTTAACGCCTTTACCAATCTGTCGTTCTTCTGATGTAACTTCTTCTATTGACTTCTTAAACACAGCAGCCGCAGTTGCAGCATGAATGTCCTCGTTGTTCTTGAAAATCCTGAGCAACTGTGGATCTTGACTAAACATAGCCATAACTCGAAGTTCAATCTGGTCATAGTCAGCAACCAACATGGTGTACCCATCTGGTGGAACAAACAAACTACGGATAGTTGAGTCTCGTGGAATGTTCTGCAAGTTTGGATTAGACGAAGACAAGCGACCAGTTGCGGCTCTATGCAAGTTAAAAGATGGATGTAACTTACCATTGTTTAATTTAGGAATAAGACCATCAACATAGGTTGACTTCATCTTCTGCAATTCTGCATACTTCAATAACAATGGGATAAGTGGATGCTTATCTTTCAACTTCTCCAAAGCATCGTTATCAACAGAGGGCGCACCTTTGTTAGTTTTCTTAGTTGGCTTAAGACCTAGGCCACCTTGACGCTTACCTGTAAACAAGTACGTCTGCTTATCCTTGTTTGAGTCTGGGTTGAAGCCAGCGTATGAGTTATCCGAAATCTCAAGCAGGCATTCACCTACCTTGCTATCAAGTTCTTTTCGTAACCGCTTAAGGGAATGCGTATTAACAGTGATCCCTTCATCTTCCATCAACATAAGAACACGCAAGACTTCCATGTCCTGCTTAATAGCAGGCTGAATATCCTCACTCAGGTTTAACTTAGACATAAGTTTCTGATACAGAACCCAAGTCCAACGAGCGTCTAGATGGACGTACTTAGCGGCTGAACTAAATGGAACAGTGTTGATTACCGCACCAAGTTTTCCTTCTTTGGCGTACGCATCATGACCACCAAAGTTCTGGGCAATTAAATTAGTTAGAGAAAACGATTGAGAGTTCTCGTCTTCCAAGTGCTGAAGAATCATTGTATCCATGTACGGGCCTGGCGGTAGTTCCCCGTAGTACTTGCGGATAGAACGAGCATCAAACTTTACGTTGTGTCCTACCTTTATAAGGTCACTAAAAAAGATTGGGCGCAAAGCCTCAAACACTTCAAGCCTCGATAACTGTTGTGGTGGTTCTGAATAAACTCCAGGAACCACATACTTGGCTTTAGCCAATGATTCTTTGCCGCTTGATGTTACCTTTCGATACCCAGGTGGTGGGACAGTTGTACCGTCACCACGTTCTTCAGGAACAACTATTTCACCGAGCAAATGTCCCATAGGGATAGCCCATGAACGACCATAAGTAGCAATACCAATCCAAAACACCTCATTGCGTAAAGGATCTAATGCAAGTTCTTTGAGATACCGTTGGCGGATTGCTTCGGTTGATGAGGCAACAATTGAATCCGCAGGGTTCTTGAGCGTTGCTATGTGACCCTCACACTCTGCTTTAAACAGAGCATCAATGTCAGCATGGCGCTCAATCACCCCACGGGACTCAATGTCAAAGGCAAACTCCCCTGCCTTTGTTACTACCTCAACAAGTTCATGCAACTCTTCAACGGTGTGTACCGTCTGTTGCATGAATGTTATTGAGCGTCAAGAAGGTCTGTAGCGACTTCCAACAACTCAGCACGAGTTGGGATCTTGATGATGCTTGGATCGTAAGCATTGTTGTTCAACACCTTCATAGTGTCTTCATCAAATGCTGTGAGATTCCATTCCTCAAGGTCACGTTCACGAACCATCTGCAAAATGGTCTGTGTCTGTGCGCCCTTGCCAGTCTTGGATACTGCCCAGTAATTCTTGGACAGAGGTCCTTGGCGTGGGTCAAGGTGGAAGTTCTTCAGTTGGTCAATCAAACGAACACCAACTTCAAACGACTTGACTAGTGGCTCTTCATCATTGCTAAGTACAGCAATGTTGAATGCAAACTTTGTGCTTGGTCGATTTCCTGCGTTGCACAATGGGCAACCATTTGGATCGTCATGCAGACAAACGAATGACTTCTGGCCTTGGCGACCATCAATCCAGTGTGTGCGGAACGATGCGTATGGCTCGTCCTCCAAGAACTTGATGACTTGTGTGTCTTCAGTTACCTTGAAGCGCTGTGCATATGGTGATGCTGCTTCTTGAACACGGTCTGCTGCACCCCAACCACGCTTAATGGTTTTTGATGTTGGTGCGTCTACCGCTTCTGTTTGCTTTGCTTTGATCGGTGATGCAATCTCTTGCTCATCGTCTTCAATTTCATCGTATCTATTTGACATGATTTTTACCTGTGCTTTCGTTCGTGATTACTTTGTCCAATTATCTTTTATATGTTTTTTGAAGCCTACCCAATCAGCATTTTTTCCTCTTGGATTATCGATTCCAAAATGCTGTACTGCGTAGAGCAACAACTCTACCTGACTTCGGCTGTAAAGCCTACGTCCTTTTGCTGTTTTTCCAGGAATTTGATTTCCTTCAGGAGGAGCAGTACGAAACTTTGGAGTAGGAATAAATCCCCTGTTTTCCCATTGTCTAATCGTGTCTGTTTTCCTACCCAGCGCTTTAGCAACCTCCCCAATTGTATAGAAGGCTACCGTTTCTCCATTCATCTGGTAGTACGTTGCATGGAGAAATTCAAAAGGATCTTCTTTCTTATCCTGTTTTACACCGCCTCTGTTTTTGGGCGGCTTCTTACCAGGGTAATTAGGGAGATCCCCAAAAATGTCATCTAAGCCTTTAACGCCCATGTTTCTTTCTCAACATAAAACGTCTTAACTTTCTCTTGAATGTTTTCGTCATTCCAAGCAAGACCAAGCAACTTGTCTTCGCTAAGAACTTCAACTACTTCTTTCACTGTGTCCCAATGACCATTCTCTTTAGCCCATGCTTCAGCAGCGCTGGAGTTAAAGGATTTGGACACACGGCGTTCACGCTTGAGTTCTACATCACCAAGATCAATCCAGATATTTCCTTTTTCGTCTGGGTTACCATGTGCAATGAGCATCTCAGTAAGTTCTGCTTTGAGAGCATCTGCTCGCTTTTGTGTTTGGTCAAGCAGGGACTTGTGGTTCTTGTAGTCCTCAACCACTCGCCGTGCATGCGCTTCATTGAATTCTGATGCTGGTGTTTCTCTTACAATCTTTGCCATTTTATACCTCGCTGTTTGTTAAGAACGAAGACAGTGCGCCTAAGTTCAGTTGAAAGTTTCCCTTATGGTCGTGACCACCATCAACAAATGCTTTATTGATGTTCCTTTTCTCTTGCAACATCTCGTATTGCCTTTCCTCAATACTTCCCTTCATTACGAATGAGACTATGTTAACGTGCGGAAACTCAGATGACAACCTAATAATTCTGGCTTCTCGCTGGTCTAGTTTTCCAGCACTCCAAGGAAGGTCATAGGAAATCAAATAGTTAGCCACTGGTAAGTCTACTCCGTACCCACCTGCATCCGATGACAAGAACAGCCTTGTGTTTGGATCATTAGCAAATTGTTGTTTGGCCTTATCTCTAGCCATCATATCCATACCGCCCATAAACAAAACACTGTTGGTTATTTGCTTAGTCGCTTCTTGAATTAAACGAAGGTTGTTTTTAAAGAAGGAAAACAATACAACTTTATTTTTAGGATCTTCGTTTAAAACATCTTCTATGTATTGAATTACCGCATCAAGTTTTGGGGTGTTTGGATTGTCTGGGATAAGACCTTGAGCAACTACTTGAGAAGCATGTTTACTTCCTTGATCATTGTTGTCATCTAAATATTGTGCAGCAGACAACTTGACCAGGTTTGGGTTGTCACAAAACATACGCAACGTAGTAAGTCTTGACATAATGTCACCTTGTGCTTCCATGTTGTTGCTATTTCCGTAGTAGTGCGCCCATAGGTCAAACCCACGACCATGCTGAGTTATGGCTTTCTGAATAGAATTTA